TGCTAGAAGACTGGTTCGATCACACACTATTAGTCGCACAAGACGATCCAATGCGTGAAGAATTACTTAACTTAGGTAAACTGAAACTTGCTAAGATTACAGAAGTTGAAAAGACAGGGTGCGAAGGCATTGCTGACTTTCTATATGAATATGTAAACACGATCTTCCTTCCAAGTTGCGGTAGTGCGGAAGCAGAACGAGTTTGGTGCACCCGAGTTGAAGTGCGTGAGACTGATAACAACATGGCAGGTCGTCAAGGTAAGCGTGAGGATAATGAATTTGCTGACTAAGTTCTGGCATATTTGGGCAAAAGCATTAGGTGAGAAAGCAGGCACTACGGACAAAGAGGCTGACCGCATTGCTTGTATTCGCACCTGCATTGTGTTAACATACATCATAACAAACTGCTTTATTATAGCAGGTGTCGTAAAACATTGGAATTAAATGAGTAAATTAAAAGTTAGTGAGTTGTTCTACAGTATCCAAGGTGAGGGTAGATTTATGGGAGTTCCCTCTGTGTTCCTTAGAACATTCGGGTGTAACTTCACTTGTGGTGGATTTGGAATGCCTAAGGGAGAATTGAGTGATGCAAGAGACAAAATTGATGCAGAAAGTTTTACGAATTATAAATCCTTACCGCTTGTCAGCAGCGGATGTGATAGTTATGCATCTTGGGACCCTCGTTTTAAACATCTTAGTCCTGTGCTCGATACCGATAGTATTGCTGATAGCATTATGGATATGTTGCCATTCAATAGTTGGGAAGATGAGCACCTTGTTATCACAGGTGGTGAACCGCTACTAGGCTGGCAGCGTGCATATCCAGACTTGCTCAGTCATCCATCGATGATTGGATTAAAAGAACTGACATTTGAAACGAATGGTACACAAGAACTATCACCCGAGTTTAGACAATATCTATTGAACTGGACGCTAAACTCTAAGTATCACAATACTCGCAAGGCTCGTGGATACGACAAACTTACATTCTCTGTTAGCCCAAAGCTAACTGGGAGTGGTGAGAAATACACCGAGGCAATTCGTCCTGAGATTGTTTTGTCATATGAAGATGTTGGTTACACTTATCTGAAGTTTGTAATTGCCACTGAAGATGATGCTAATGAAGCACTATCAGTATATGCAGACTATGTGGATGCAGGCTTCAAAGGTCCAGCATACTTAATGCCCGTCGGTGGAACAGAAAGTGTTTACGCACTGAATAATCGTAGAGTAGCAGACTTTGCTATTAAGTCTGGGCTGCGTTATAGTGACAGACTCCAGGTGCCGCTTTATAAAAACCAATGGGGCACTTAATGCCAATGGACAGTGTAACACAAGAACCTAAGTCACAAGAATGGGGACTATTTCAAGTAAGCAACTGGCACTTGCATTTTTGCCTGTGGCCAAGAACTTGCTATCTAACTGGAAAGCGACTTTGGTTCAAGCAATGTTACAAAGGTGCAAGGCAAGTTAGGTATTATACATTTGTCAACTATGCGTATTATATAGAAAAAGCAGAATTTATATTTTGGAATTTAAGAGGAAAGAGATGAAAACATACAGTAAAAGAATCGGATTCTTGATCGCAGACCAACATTTTATCCCTCACGGTGGAATAGGTCAATTCGCCAAAGGCTTTACAGAATTATGCGGGCGTATTGATTGGAAAGTTGACATTATTTTAGATAAAGCTCCTACTAATGCATTTAGTGATTATGTGAAATCATTGGGTGCTAATATTGTTTATCCTGAAGATGCACTGAAGTATAGTGACCACACTGCAACCTTCGCATTCAGTGATAGTATCAATTTTGAAAAGATTGTCAATTTCAGAAAGAGTATTCTTCACGCATTTCAAACTAATATCTACGATATGCTTGTATGTAATACGCAAGAGGCAATGAGCGCAGCATATGCAATGGGTATTAGCAAGTATATGCCTGTCGTATTCTACACTCATTCATACAGCATGGTCTTCCGCGATGAACAAGACTTTAGTGATGTATGCATTGATGCGTATCATACCTTCTATAATAAACATATGGAGTTTAGTGATATCTTTGTTGGTACTCAAAGCCAGAAGAATAAAACTGAACTCACTAAGTACGGTGCAACGAACTGTGAAATATTGCGTATGCCGTTAAGTGAGCGTGGGTTGCTTGATGCATATACAGGTCCGCGTGAAGGGGTATTGTTTATTGGTCGATGGGAAGAACGAAAGAATCCAGCTGCATACATTAAAATAATGAAAGAGACTGGGCTACCGTGTCGTGTTATGACTAATAGTAATGGTGCCAAGAAGTTTGAAGCTAAGTTTAAAGAAGCAGGTATCACTGATTATGTGATTAAAGCAGGTATCGTTGGGCAAGAGAAGGTAGATTTTATCAAGGGCAGCAAGGTATTCTTTATGCCGGCACTCGGCGAGAACTATCCGTTTGCTTTCTCAGAATGCTTGGGACATATGCCCTGTGTCGTGTTAGATAATCAAGAATGGTCTGATAACTTTGATAGTAAATATTTTGTCAAGACTAAATTAACCTCAGCGGCAGAACATATCAATACAGCATATCAAATGGATCCTGCTGAATATGCAAAGACAGGAGCATTGGATTACATATACGACTTAGATAGCGTTACAGCTAAAGGTTGGGTAAGCTTCTTGGATACGTTTGTGGCTAAGCGTAGTAACTCGAATGCTGCAAAGATTAACAATAATGAAACAGTTTGCTATCGTGATTACATTACTGCTTTGAATCGTACCCACTTGGCGCGTGAAGATTTTGAAAGTGTATTGGCTAATAGATATAAGTTTATTATCAATGTCTATACTGATGATAATACTTATTTGTCAAAGGATCCATTGTTCAATCCAACTGAAGAATCATCTGGTTCTGGGTTGTTTGATGGGTTGTAATAAATAATTGACAAATAACATCTTTTATGTTATAATAATTATATGAACACAAATCTAACCGAAGCCAGCCTGAGTCGTGTATGGAAACACTTTAACAATCCTGACCATTCAGTTGCTATTTTAACAGCATTTCGTGGCCGACACGATTATGAACCTGAATTGTCTGCAAGAGAGGTCTATCATAAAAATGTTGAGCGCAACAAACAATTAGCAAGTGAACTCAAACGACTAGGATATGGCTACTTCTTTGTCGATGGGCATTGGATTGAGAATCAAGGCACTGACCACGAACTTGCAGTTAAAGAAGATAGCATTTTTGTTATAGGCTCGAACAAGAATTCTGCATTTGCTCAGGATATTCACAAGCTGGGTAATATGTTCAATCAAGATGCAGTGCTGGTAAAAGACAAAGATGGTACTCGTCTGATTAGTAAAGACGGGTCCGAATACTCACTCGGTGAGATTCATCCCGGGCAAATGGGTGATATGTATACCCGTCTCCGAAATAACAAAAAATCTAACACATTTGTTTTTGAATCTGAACGTGAAGAGCTGGGATGGATTGCACGATTAGCTGGAATTAATCAATTACGTGATAGTGGTACCCGCGGCATTTAACAACTTATTTTAGTGAGTTTCTATCTTGACAAATCAATTAATTAAACGCATTGGCTTTGCCTGTAAATTTTCAGAACTAAACGCTAAAAAAGAAATAGTAAGTATCCCTGAATTAAATACCGGAGGTACTACTATTACTTGGTTGAAGCGACAGACACGCGAAGTAGCTGAACAAAAGTTGTGGGACCTGCTTGAAAAAAACATTACCAATACTTATAACCTGGTGCACCGAGTTGGATTATTGAAACCTGAGCTACGCATGGTACGTTTAACCAGTGATATTCTTATTGCTTACACACACGATGATTGGTCATATTTTTATAAAAAGCCAGATGTTCTTGCACGTATAGAAACATTATTTTCTAAAGTGGGCGATGCTGCTAGGGCAGCAGATGTGCGACTTTCATTTCACCCCGGACAGTTTACTGTTTTGGCAAGTGTTAACGAAGGCATAGTTAACAACAGTATCAAGGAGTTTGAATATCATGCCTCAATGGCCAATTGGATGGGGTTTGGTAGACGTTTTCAAGACCTTAAAATCAACGTCCATATCTCCGGTAAACAAGGCCCAGACGGTATCCGTAGTGCCTACAAAAGACTCTCCCCTGAAGCCCGCAACTGCATCACCATTGAAAACGAAGAAATGAGTTGGGGTCTTGACGATTGCCTTACACTGAGTGATCTATTACCTATTGTATTGGATGTGCATCATAATTGGATTAAAACTGGAGAATATATTAAACATGATAGTGAAAATACTCAGAGGGTTATTGATAGTTGGCGTGATGTCCGCCCTACTATGCATTACAGTGTTAGCCGCGAAGATGTACTCGTCGGTCATTCAACTTCCCAGTCACCCGATCACGGGGCGTTGATCGTCGCGGGATTCAACAAGCAAAAACTTCGGGCGCATTCTGACTCATACTGGAATGATGAAGTTAATCAGTGGGCATTGTCATTCGCACATAATTTTGATATAATGTGCGAATCCAAATGGAAAAATATTTCCAGCTTCAAGCTTCACGATACATATAAAGATAAGGTAAATGATGTTTAAAAAAATAAAATCAATGTTCTCAAAGAAGCCTGAAAAGGTAGTAGCTAAAGTAAGCAAACCTCGTAAACAAAAAGAGGTTAAGGTTCCGGAAGTAGCAAAGAAACCGGAGATTGATACTGCTGCAAAAGATGCTGCAACTGCAAAAGGTGATCCCTATGTTGCAATTCTAAGTGTAGATGTTGACCCGACAAATATGCATAACGGTTCATTTGAACTTGACTGGAATGATAAGTTTCTATTAAATCTAATCAAAGCCGGCTACAAAATGCAAGATGATGATACCGATACAATGATTGTGGATCGCTGGTTCCACACAATTTGTCGCAACATAGTTTTGGAAATCTATGAGCAGAACCAAGCGGATCCAACCAACCGTGATGAGCGAGTGGTTCGTACAAAAGATTTAGGTAATGGTCGAACTGAAGTCAGTTAAAGTCATCCAAACTGATTGACTATTTTACAATATACGACTATAATAGAAAAATGAAATACGCACTAATTGACACCGCTAATCTTTATTTTAGAATGAGGCATATGGCTTCTAAGAACTCTGACGCAGAGGAAAAAGTTGCGTATGCTTTACATCTTGTCTTTGCATCAGTCAATAAGATTGTAAAAAAGTTCGGACCTGAGATCCACGTAGTGTTCTTGACCGAAGGTAAATCCTGGAGAAAGACCTACTACGAACCTTATAAAAAGAATCGTGTTGTGGATACTCAATCTCTCACTGAGGCTGAGAAGGAAGAAGGCGAATTGTTCTGGGAAACATACGAATCACTAATTAATTTTCTAAAAGAGAAAACAAACACAAGTGTTCTGCGTGATCCGAAAGCAGAAGCAGACGACCTTATTGGTAGATTCATTCACTTACACCCGGATGATGAGCATTTCATTATCAGTTCTGATACTGATTATCTGCAACTTATTACTGACAAGGTTAAGCAATACAACGGTATCACGGACCAACTAATTACATTAGAAGGATATTTTGATGACAAGGGCAAGGCAGTAAAAGTAATTGACAAGAAGACTAAAGTAAGTGAAGCTAAGTTGCTCGGTGACCCACAATTTGTCCTTTTCGAGAAGTGTATGCGGGGCGATAGTACTGATAATGTATTCTCGGCTTACCCGGGTGTTCGCACAAAGGGCACAAAGAATAAAGTTGGATTGATTGAAGCATATGCTGACCGCGAAAAGCAAGGGTTTGATTGGAACAATCTTATGCTCCAACGCTGGTCTGACCACAATGAAGTTGAACACCGAGTCCGTGATGACTATGAGCGCAATCGCATTCTAATTGATTTGACTGCTCAACCCGATGAGGTCAAGGCAGGCGTGGATTCTAACATCCGTGAAGGTCTTCGCACTGCCCACGTATCAGGGGTTGGCTTGCACTTGATGAAATTTGCCGGCAAATTCCAACTTACTAAAATTGGTGAGCAAGCAGACACCTACGCACGCTGGCTAAACATTCCATACTCTGGCGTATTGAAAGAATAACTTGACATTTAATCATTTCGGGTGTATAATGTGTCTTTACACACATACACTGGAGATGATTAATGAGCAAAGTCTTAATCGGCGTAACTTGCACTGCATTGGTTGCAGTTCTCGGAGTTCAACAATATCAGCTTGCTTCCATAGCCGAAGATGTAGCTGAAATCAAACAATCATTTACTACGCAAACAACTGACCAGCTTGCATATACTGTCAAGGACGAAGCCTGTTTAGCTAAAAATATCTATTATGAAGCAGGTATTGAGAGTGAGCAAGGTAAGTATGCAGTGGGACAAGTAACAGTCAATCGTTTGAAGTCTGGTAGATGGGGTAATGACTTGTGTTCTGTTGTCTATGCTAAGAGTCAGTTTAGTTGGACTCTGAAAAAGAAATTAGAAAAGCCTCGTGGTCAGGCGTGGATGGATAGTCAATGGGTTGCCCACCGGGTATTGAATGGTGAGCGTGTTGCTCAACTTGACAAGGCAATGTTCTACCATGCTGAATATGTGTTTCCACGATGGCGAGATCCTGTTGCGAAAATACAACAAATTGGGACTCATATTTTCTACACTAAAGCTAAAATGAAGGTGACCAATATTTGACATTAAACCCAAAAGCTGTTATAATGTATTCATGTTACAAAATCACTTAAAAAGTCGTCACTTGAACTTAGAACTTCATCAACCTATGTTAGATGAAGTTGAACAGGTGGCGACTTTTTACTTGTGGAATCTTAGTGGACAGCTTGTTGGATATCAGCAATATCGTCCCAATGGTGAGAAAAAAGCACAAAATTCTCCGCGAGAAGGTAAGTATTTTACATATAAAAAGCAACCAACTGTGGCAGTTTGGGGTGTTGAAAGTCTACATTTGACCCCAAATGTTGTATTTTTGACTGAGGGGCTATTTGATGCTGCACGATTGACGGAGCGTGGATACAGTGCATTAGCAGTATTAAGCAATAACCCATCACCTGACTTGGCTAATTGGTTGAAATGCTTGAATCGTCGTGTAGTAGCAGTATGTGACGATGATGCAGCCGGTCGTAAGTTGGCTAAGTTCGGGGGATACAGCAGTATATATGTCGGCGAAGGACTTGGGAGACAGTTCAGACGAGGAAGTTACTGCATTATTAGCAAGGTTCGGTTGACATTAAATCAGTTTGGTGTTATAATAGATTCATAGACAGACAGATAAACGATTAAAAGGATTTAGAATGCAGTTTACATTGATCACTTCAAAGGGCAAAGTTTACACATTCTTCATTAAGGCAGTTGCTGAAACATATCAACAAGCATTCGGTGGTGTTGTTATTACACAACAGATTCTTGACACTGAAACAGTCGCTGCTTAATTACCCAATTTAGTTGAAAAATATCAGTAACCTGTTATAATAGACTAAATAAAAAGTAAGAGATAGACTCTTACAGACATTTTATATAAAGGATTTTTATATGTCACATTTTAAAAACAGTATCTTCAATTCGGATAGCTACAAATACAGTCAGTTTAATCAATATCCCCCAGGTACAGAGTATGTTTATTCATACATTGAATCACGCGGCGGAGAGTGGAACGATACCGTTTTCTTCGGTCTTCAAGCATTTATTAAAGAGTACCTCTGTGAACCAATTACCCAAAGCGATATTGACATTGCATCTGAAATTATCACAGCGCACGGTGAACCATTCAATCGGGACGGTTGGGAATACATTCTGCGTGAGCACAAAGGATACTTGCCCGTCGTTATTAAAGCAGTACCTGAAGGCACAATTGTTCCTATCAAGAATGTTTTGGCGACTATTGAAAATACGGATCCAAAATGCTTTTGGCTCACATCGTTCCTAGAAACTGCATTGCTCCGCGCAATTTGGTATCCTACTACTGTAGCAACTAACAGCTACGAATCTAAGAAAATTATTTTACAAGCATTGGAGAAAACAGGTGATCCTAGTACTATTGATTTTAAGTTGCACGACTTTGGTGCTCGTGGCGTTTCTAGTATGGAAAGCGCAGCTATCGGTGGCGCAGCCCACTTGGTCAACTTTTTGGGCACGGATACTATTAGCGGGATTCTTTTTGCCCGCGAGTATTACAATGCTGGGATCGCTGGTTTTAGCATTCCAGCTATGGAACACAGTACAGTAACTTCGTGGGGCAAAGAAAATGAAGTTGACTCGTACCGCAATATGGTCAAGCAAAACGCAAAAGCAGGTGGCATCTTTGCTTGCGTCTCGGACAGTTATGATATCTACAAAGCCTGCGAACTCTGGGGCACAGTACTCAAGCAAGACGTTCTTGACTCAGGCGCAACTTTGGTCGTCCGACCAGACTCGGGCAACCCCAGTGACGTGGTTGTAAAGTGTTTGTACATTCTTGAAAAATACTTTGGTTCTACCACTAATGCTAAGGGCTATCGTGTATTGAACCCAGCGGTGCGTATCATTCAAGGTGATGGTATTGATCACGCTAGTATTCGCAGCATTTTGTTCTGTATGGAACTTGCAGGATTCAGTGCTGACAATGTGGCATTTGGTCAAGGTGGAGCGTTGCTTCAACGAGTAGATCGTGACACAATGCAGTGGGCAATGAAGTGCAGCGCAATCGGTGTTCGTCAATACGAGACTACTCCAGTAGAAGGAACAACTAATGAATTCTGGAAAGATGGTTGTGGGCCTAATACTGGTAAACTTGAATGGCGTGATGTGTATAAAGACCCCATCACCGACAGCGGTAAGCGTAGCAAGCGTGGTCGGGTTACACTTTGGGAATCAGGTGGCGAATATCAGTCGGCGGTAACTCAGCCAACGGGATGGACTGACAAAGGTACTATATGGACTGATGTTCTAGAAGAAGTCTATCGTGATGGTGTTCTTGTAAAAGAAATCACTTTTGAAGAAGTTCGGGCAAACGCTCGTAAATAAGCAGGAAATTATAGCTTGACTTTTAATACAAGTCATGCTATAATTAACACATACAGCAAAGAGATAGACTCTAAGCGACATTAATTGAAAGGATTTTTCAATGTCAAAATTAACTCTCTTCGCCATCGAGGAACAAATCAAAAAACACGAGCAAGGTCTCAAAGACTTGCAAGCCCAATTAGTTGAGGCTAAACTCGAATCACCAGATCATCAACTTGCCAAAGAGTTGCATGGTATGCTCTGCAATCAGAATCACACTGATGGCTGCGGTTGGTATTATGAAGTCCACAGCAAAATAGATGACTGGACTGGTAGTAATCACACTGAGTATCTGAAAAAAGCACAGAAAATGATCTGCCATTGTGACAAAGAGGGTATGGACATTACTGCTACCCTTGCAGCATTCAAATTGATTCGAGGTTACTAAAATGGCAAACGATAAAAAATACGATACACTTGTCCTCATTGGACGCTTTCAACCATTCCATACTGCTCACTTGCTATTGGCACATCGTGCTACTGCAAATTGTAAACAGTTAATTTTTATTTGCGGTAGTGCTAATCAGCCCCGCACTTACAAGAATCCGTTTACTTTTGCTGAACGCCGTCAAATGATTAAGGCGGCAACTAGTGGACTTGACCTGACTATCCAAGTTGAACCTAATCCAGATACTATCTACAATGATCAGGCTTGGGCTGTTCGTATACAGGCATTAGTTGCCAAGCACACTAAGCAAGGTGACCGAATTGGCATCATTGGTCACAAGAAAGATCCAAGCTCATTCTATCTTGATATGTTCCCTCAGTGGGGCTTTGAAGAAGTTGAACTACTGGAGCCACTTGATGCTACTGACATTCGCAGCTTGTATTTCAAGCGTGATGTTAATATGAACTTCATTCGCAATGTTGTTCCACAGACTACTTTTGACTTTCTGGATCAATTCAAAGAGACTCCTGAGTATGAACAAGTTATCCGTGAGCGTGAGTTTATCATTGAAAACAAAAAGCAATATGCCAGCTTGAAGTATCCCCCGATCTTTT